CCGCTACCTTTCGGATATTATGGAAGTCGTGCTCCGGAATGTATTTGGAAAAAGCGGCTCTTGCTTTCTGTAAATCTTCGTGTATAATAGTAAAACTTACTTAGGAGAATTACATGTCAGATCGCGTATTTACAGCCGACCAAACAAACAAACTTACTCAAATCATCAATGAAGGTATGCAAGTTACCATGGAGATTGAAACTCTTCAAGGTGGTTTAAATGATACCATTAAAGCCATTGCAGAAGAATTAGAAATCAAACCTGGCATTCTTAAAAAAGCTATCAAATTAGCACACAAATCTGAATTTGGTCGCGAGCAACAAGATCACGAATTACTTGAGCAAATTTTAACTCAAGTTGGCAAAACATTATAAGTACTATAGTTAGCAGTAAGAGTCGTTCACTCAACGAACATGAAACACGGCTAGTGGGCCATAGACCACAAAGGAATAAATGAGTTATATTGACGCACTTTATGATCGTGAACACGATCGCATTTATGTTGTAGAACGGATCAACGGCGAACGGGTATACAAAGAGTATCCGGCTAGCTATGTATTTTATTATGACGATCCTCGTGGCAAATTCCAAAGTATCTATGGTACCCCAGTTAGTCGTTTCACTGCCCGTAGTTCTAAAGAGTTCCGTAAAGAGCAGGCAATACAACGAGGCAAACAGTTGTATGAATCAGATATCAATCCAGTCTTTCGTTGTTTAGAAGATAATTATAAAAATAAAGATGCTCCAGAACTACACACAGCATTTTTTGATATCGAGGTAGACTTCCATCAAGAAAAAGGATTCTCGCCAACTACAGATCCGTTTAATGCTGTCACTGCTATATCTGTTTATCTGCAATGGATTGATCAATTAGTTACACTAGCTGTACCACCTAAACACATGAGTTTAGAATCAGCCAACGACATTGCTAAGAACTTTGATAACTGTATTATGTTTGCCAAAGAAGAGGATATGTTTAAAACATTCCTCGACCTAATTGAAGATGCAGATGTGTTATCGGGTTGGAACTCAGAGGGCTATGATATACCATACACAGTAAATCGTATTACCCGTGTGTTAAGCAAAGATGATACTCGTAGATTTTGTTTGTGGAATCAATTTCCTAAAGAGCGTATGTTTGAACGCTTTGGTGCAGAATCACAAACATATGACTTGGCTGGTCGTGTGCATATGGACTATATGCAACTTTATCGCAAGTACACATATGAAGAGCGTCATAGTTATAGCTTGGATGCTATTGCAGAATATGAGCTAGGTGATACTAAAACACAATACGAAGGTACTTTGGATCAACTGTATAATCAAGACTTTAAAAAGTTCTTAGAATATAACAGACAAGATACATTACTGCTTGATAAGTTAGATAAAAAGTTACGCTTCTTGGATTTAGCCAACGAACTGGCTCACGCTAACACAGTATTACTAGCAACCACAATGGGTGCTGTAGCTGTAACAGAACAAGCCATTATCAACGAAGCTCATGAGCGTGGACTTGTAGTGCCAAATCGTAAACAAAGATTAACTGACGAAGATACTGCGGCCGCCGGGGCTTATGTTGCCTATCCTAAGAAAGGTGTACATGCATGGGTAGGTGCAGTTGACATTAACTCACTGTATCCTTCGGCTATTCGTGCGCTGAACATGGGAATGGAAACAGTGGTAGGACAATTACGCCCTATCATGACAGACCATTATATCTATGATCTAGTTGACAACAAAAAGAAATCATTTGCAGCGGCTTGGGAAAATATCTTTGGCACATTAGAATACACAGCCGTCATGGAACAACAGCGCGGTACTGAAATTACCATTGATTGGCAGGATGGCGATACCAGTGTACATAGTGCTAGTGAAGTTTGGGAGATGATTTTTAATAGTAATCAACCTTGGATGTTAACTGCCAATGGAACTATTGTAAGTTACGAGCGCAAAGGTGTTGTGCCTGGATTGCTAGAGCGTTGGTATGCCGAGCGTAAAGAATTACAGGCTAATTTAAAGAAAGCAACTGATCCAAAAGAACAAGCATTCTGGGACAAGCGTCAGCTAGTTAAGAAGATTAACTTGAACTCGTTGTACGGTGCAATTTTGAATCCGCATTGTCGCTTCTTTGACAAGCGCATTGGACAGTCAACTACTTTAACAGGTCGTGCGATTGCTCGTCACATGGCAGGACATATTAATGAACTAGTTACCGGCATTAAAGATCATGTAGGCGAAGCCATCATTTACGGTGACACTGATTCTTGTTACTTTACTGCTTGGCCTGTACTAAAGCATGAAGTAGCCGCAGGTAACATGGAATGGAGTAAAGAAACTTGTATTCAACTTTACGACAGCATTGCAGATCAAGTTAATGAATCATTTCCAGCATTTATGGAACAGGCATTTCATTGCCCAAGAGAAGCTGGCGAGTTAATCAAAGCTGGTCGCGAACTTGTTGCGTCTAACAGTTTGTTTATTACTAAGAAGCGTTATGCTGTATTAATCTACGACAAAGAAGGCAAGCGTAAAGATGTGGATGGCAAGCCCGGCGAAATTAAAGCCATGGGCTTAGATCTAAAGCGTAGCGATACCCCTAAGGTTATTCAAGAGTTTTTGTATGAGATTCTACAAAAAGTATTAACCGGTACTGAGCGTGACGAAATCATTGAGCGTATTCGCGAATTCAAGTATGCGTTTGCTGATCGACCAGCGTGGGAAAAAGGTAGCCCTAAGCGTGTAAACAATTTAACTAAGTATGGTGCCGCAGAAGAAAAAGAAGGTCGTGCTAATATGCCAGGGCATGTCCGTGCGGCGCTTAATTGGAATAATCTGCGTAGAATGAACAGCGACAATTATTCTATTGCAGTTATTGATGGCATGAAAACTATTGTATGTAAGTTAAAACCCAATCCTCTCGGATGGACAAGTATTGGATATCCAACAGATGAGCAACGATTACCTAAATGGTTTACCGATTTGCCATTTGATGATGGAGCCATGGAAGCAACCGTAGTAGACCAAAAACTTGATAATTTGTTGAGTGTATTAGATTGGGACTTAGCCAGTGCTACTAATACTGAAAACACTTTCCAATCTTTATTTGAATTTTAATTACCAAACTAGTTGCAAAATCTAAATAAACATAGTATAATCACACATAAGGAGAATTAACCATGAGAGATCATTTAAAAGACTTAGTATCACATACCTTTGATTTAGGTTGTATTGACCTAGTTAAAATTACTGGCACTGATAAAGAAACAAACATTAGCGGGCTTGCTGAAGACCGTTCGGTTGTTGTTGAAGGTAAATTTGCTAATCCGGTTGCAGATTTTATTGGCACATTTGGTATGCCAAATTTAAGTAAACTTAAAATCTTGTTAAACTTAGAAGCATATAAAGATGATGCTACCTTAGCAATTAATCGTACTGCTACCGGTGCGCCAGATCAACTTAACTTTGAAAACAAAACAGGCGACTTTAAAAATTCATATCGCTTTATGGCCAGTGAAATCGTTAACGAAAAACTTAAAACTGTTAAGTTCAAAGGCGCTAATTGGGGTATTGAATTTGAACCAACTGCAGCCGCTATTCAGCGTTTGAAAATGCAGGCCGCAGCCAATGCCGAAGAAGTTAACTTCCAAGCTAAAACAGAAAATGGTGACCTTAAGTTTTACTTTGGTGATCACTCAACACATGCCGGTAACTTTGTATTTCAAACTGATGTTGATGGTACACTTAAACGTGCATGGTCGTGGCCAATTAAGACTGTGATCAGTATTCTTGATTTATACGGCGATAAAGTAATGAAAATCAGTGATGACGGTGCCGCACAGATTACTGTTGATTCTGGACTTGCTGTTTATAATTTTATTTTGCCAGCACAATCTAAATAATAGATGACCCAAGATAACTTAACAGCCAAGCAAAAAGATTACGCTGTATTCTTACCGGCTATCAGTGGATTTTATTCTACTTTTGTCGGCAAACAGCGTGATCCAGTAAATGGTCCGTATGTAGATCCTGCCCGTATGCCTGCAGGTCTTAAAGATATGGAAATGATGAATTGGCTGAATCCACAGCAAGGATTGTTTCCTTACAAGTGGTCGCTTTGTTCGGGGGGTCATGCCAATCTAGATCTTAACAAGCAAGACTGGTCCGAGGACATGGTTCGTAATCGTGATCCTGGTTCATTTATGCTCGGAGACTCAGGTGGATTCCAGATTGCCAAGGGCTTGTGGGAAGGCGACTGGAAAGCTGGATCAGGTTGCCCTAAAGCACAAAAGAAGCGTGATGCTGTGCTCAAGTGGATGGATGGTATAGCAGACTATGGTATGATCCTTGATATCCCAACTTGGGTTATACATGATAAAAAAGCTAGCAAGGCCTGCGGCATTGCCACATATCAAGAAGCTGTGGATGCAACCAAGTTCAATAATGACTATTTTATGAAACATCGTAAAGGTGTTAAGAATGGTGGCGCTAAGTTCTTAAATGTTTTACAGGGTAGCAATCACGCAGAAGCAGACAAGTGGTACGACTTAATGAAAGACTACTGTGATCCTGTAAAGTATCCTGACACACACTTTAATGGCTGGTCGATGGGTGGCCAGAACATGTGCGACATACACTTGGTTCTTAAACGCTTGGTAGCATTGCGACATGACAATTTGTTACAAGAAGGTGTTCACGATTGGATGCACTTCTTAGGTACAAGTAAACTAGAGTGGGCAGTATTACTTACTGACATCCAAAGAGCTGTGCGTAAGTATGTTAATTCTGCATTTACCATCTCGTTTGATTGTGCCAGTCCATTCTTAGCCACAGCTAACGGACAAGTATATCATCATATTGATCTACCGCACAACGAAAAGTGGTGCTATCGTATGAGTCCTATTGTTGATGACAAGAAGTATAGTACAGATACACGACCATATGGTCCGACTGTGATCCAAGAAGGATTTGTACCGCACTTTGATGAGAGTCCAATCAGCCTAAAATTACAAATGAAAGACATTTGTTATTATGCTCCTGGTATGCTAAACAAAATTGGCAAAGAAGGCAAGACATCGTGGGATTCGTTCAGCTATGCATTGTTAATGGGACATAATGTTTGGATGCATATTGAATCGGTACAACGGGCTAACCGAGAATATGATAACGGTTCGTGGCCTGCTATGATGTGGAATCAAAATGGCGATCACGCTCGATTTAAAGATATTGTAGACGCTATTTTTGCCACTCCAGATCGTGCCGAGGCAGAAGCTATTATTGAACACTACGATCGCTATTGGATGGACATTGTTGGTACTCGTGGGTTCAAAGGTAAAAAAACTAAAAATGCTAGAGCACAGTTTAATGTCTTGTTTGATGTTGAAGAAACTGATGATGGTGTTGATGGTGACGAAATTGAATTAGATCAAAATAAATTAGATGCGTTGGAGGCATAATGACTACTCATTTATCAAATCGATTGGTTCATTTAGAAAATGAACATGCTCAAATTAACAAACGAATCGACGGTATGGAAAGTACTGGTGTATTTGAAGACGCAACTTTAGAAGTTTTGAAGAAGCAGAGGTTGCATTTGAAAGACGAAATTGTTAAAATTAAACTTAACCT